CTTTAGTTGTCAATTATTCCTCTTATCTCGATACTTCTTTTTTAAATCTTGCCATCTCTTTTTATTCCCGTACTTGATATCTTGATAATCGTCTAATGTTTCAGGAGTTTCAACTTTCCCAAGAACACTTTTGAGTTGCTTATATTCAATTAAATCTTTCTTTCTATTAATGACCCTTTTCTTCTGATTTTCTATCTTTCTATCAGAATATTTTCCCTTAAGCCGTTTCATCCAATCATCGTAAGTATCACGTTGTTCAATTGTCATTGTTTTATTGGTAAACGGATCATTTGCTGTTCGTTTGCCTGCCAGTGATCGTTTTCCAATATAAGCAACAGCTATCGTTCTGCACCAAGGATGAAACGGTGGGTATGTTCCGGCTGCTCCATTAACAACAGCTTCGGAAAGAAGATAAATCTTTCCGTCTTTGCCCTGACAAATTTTTGAAGTCCTGAAATCTAAAACAGCAATAAGTCGATACTCTTCAACACCTCTGTCTTGCCACGCTTTAAGCTTTGCTTGATTCGCCATGTAATTGGCCTCGGTTCGTATTAAACGCTGAGCAACGCCAATTGAGCGGTCAAATTCTCCCGCTATTGCTCTAGCCATTTCAAACTCAGACATGCCCGTCATAGATTCAACAGTGAACAGCTCTTCAAGACGTTTTGCCAATGCTTCAGTATCTTTCCATAGCCGTTTTGAATAGTTCGATCCGTGCCAATGGGAATCAAGGATGTTCTTGGTGTACTTAGTGGAAAGCTCCTTAAACTCATAATCAGTTTTCCTGTATTTAAGGTCATTCCAAACTTCAATTGGTACTCCACGCTTTTTAGCTTGTCTAAATGTCTCTATTTGTGAGTCATACTTTTGACCATCCCAAACATTTATAATCGAATCGTTCTTCGCTTGCTCGATTTGTTGAATTACTGCTTCTGCCGTTGCTTCATTATAAGAATCATGTATGACATCAATATAGAAGTCGGTGGACTTGCTCAGTTGTACATCAGCAATTTGTTTAGAAACTAAAAAAGACTTAGCTTTCAAGTCTTCGGCTCTTGTTATTCGCTCTTTAAACGCTAGACCGTTCAATCGTTTTATTGCTGATTCTTGAAGATCAGGATTAGATACATCATCAGCAAGTTTTCTGAGTTCTACCAGTTCGTCAGGCTGTACAGGTTGATTAAGCAAGGCTCTCGTTTCTTCCTCATCCATTCCTGACCGTTGCTTTGCTCGACTGAATAAATTTCTTGCTTGTCTTGTTAAATAGCTCTGAGCTTGACGGTACGCTGATATAACTTTTTGTTCGACTTTTTGTGCAGCATCGTTAATTTTCTTCTCTTGCTTGATGCTTCGATCGAGCCAATAAGAGTCATCTTGTTTTTGTTTCTTTTGAGCCATTTAATCAGCTCCAATCACCTCTACCGAAACATGTTCGGGATACTTTTGCTGAATATCATACAACCCGCAAAGCAACACTTCTACTAATACGTTATCAATCTCATTAGGATTAAGAATTGACACTCGTTGATCGTGTAACTTCACATAAGATTTACATAGCATCTGATTAGTAATCGTAATAAATAATGCTGAAACACCTGCACAAACAATGTCCTTCCCTGGTTCAGCAAAATAAGCATGACCAGTAACTTCATACTCAATAAATGAATTGTTATTCTTTTTGAAGGTTGCTTTGATCATCATCTTCCTCCTCTGGCGGATCATCCAAATCTGAATTACTATCTTGCGCTTGAACTCCCATTGCTTTTTTCTGAAGTTCGATCTTTTCCTCTTTTTCGAAATTCAGTTGTTCAATTACTTCGTCCACATCGTCAATGTCCGGCAACCAGCTAAGCAAAACTTTTAGCGGTAAAATGCCCGCATTATATGCTGCTACAATCTGATTGATAATATCGCTAGTGTTGACTGGCAAATTAGGTTTTAACTTAATCTTAGTACCTGTTGTATCTAATGATGAATCCTTAATTTTGAGGATATTTTCGAACAGTTGCAGGCGCTGTCGTAACCCCTTGATCATATAACGTGACTTAACTGACATAAGTTGCAATAAACCAAATAACTTATATTTCATTGCTTCTCCGCTAATATTTCCAGCAAATTTTTCATCGTTCATATTAGGGACATACGTTACCTTATGGATATCATCTAAGATCGCTTCTCTGAGAAGGTTTACCCCGTCTTCGTTTAGTTCCTTTGTTAGATAATCTGCAGCAACCTCAGATGGTTTAGCGCTTGTTTGAAGCATTTTTTCGCTTGCCAACTTCGCGCCATCTCCATCTTGTAATGTAAAACCACGGATAAATAGAATTGCGTCTACAAAAGCTTCTTTGTCATTCAGACGATCTGATTCGAGCAGATTATACGCATCGATTAATGAAATAGCTTGCTCAAAATCACCTTGTTTCTCCTCGTTATTCCGGTATTCAATAACCGGAACCTTTTTGAAAAAATGCTGTTTTGCATCGATTAATAAATACTCACCGAATTCTCTCGATTGTGTTTTATAAGTGATAACACGGTTGTCGTTATAATACTTTACGATATAATGATCAATTCCGCCTTGTAGGTCGAACACTGGTTGGTAATGCACTGAAAATAGAGGATTCTTATCAACGGTATCATCTGTAACTAAAAAGATTCCTCTTGGATCAATACACTTAATACGCATTTCGGTTGTATTTACTTCTTTCCCTCTCGCAAGATAAAGCAGTTCATAGGCAATACCAAACGTAGACAAATCTTTTTCTAGTTCTGTGTCATGCGATACGATATCCAACTCGTCAAACGCATCTAATACAGGTTGGATATTTTTGTTTGCATCTGAAACATAGGAGATAGGATTTCCAACCATGAAACCAACATTCATATCAACTACATATTTCGCATGATTGACAAGTATTTTGTTATTAGGTGCAGCTTCATTTTCTTTTTTACGTTTCGTGATATCATGCTTGCCATCGTAATAATCTGATAGTTTTTCTAACCGTCTCAACATTTTCAAATGCTCTTGGATGCAATAATTAAGCAGTTCAGCAGTTGGATTGTTTAAATCTCCAGCTATTTCTCTGTTTACAACAATTGCCATTTTCTCACTCCTTTAGTTAAACCCGAATTGTACTTTATTAACAATCTCAGCTGTTTTTGCATTCACTACTTCATTTGTATAAATTGCGTATCTCAAAGCATCTAAAACATCATCAAACAGTTTAATAGGTTCGCCTTTCTTTTCATCCCAAACATATTGATAAATTTCACCAGGGAATTTGCTAACTTTATCCCTACAAACGAATAGTCTGTCTTGCTTGATTCTTTTCGCTACCGATTCAACACCACTCAATCGAGCTTTTTCTCCATCAAAAGCTTCAATGTGTTCCCTTCTGAACCTGGCAACATGCTCAGGTCTCGCCGAGTCACAATAGAAGGGCACTCGTGAGCCGTAACGCTCTTGAATCCCCTTCGCGATTTCTACCCAATAATCTATTTCTTCGTGTTGTTTTGCGTGTTCTTCAATTAGGAATGCTGTTCCATCGTCGGTCTCTCCGATAACAACAATACTTCCCCAATGCTCATAACCCCAGTCCACTCCACAATAAAACTTTGATAGACTTGGCAGGTCATCTGAACGAATATAATGCTTACTCGCATCGAAATCTTGATAAACAACTCCATCTGCGGAGACCCACAAACCTTTAATGTCTCTATCGTAAAACATGCCGCTAGGTGTACTTTCCTTAATATTTGTTCTGTACCTCTCAGATAAAAAGACATTGTCGTCTAATTGGAAATGGAATGAACGAATATTGCTGCTAGATTTATCAATGTATTCTTTTTTTAACCAATGTTCAGGGTTATCAGGGTTAGTATCGGCAAGTATCCTTGCATCAGTACCAGAACAGCGAGAAACGATTTCGGCAAACACTTCTCGTTTCGCTAGAGACGCTTCATTAATGTATGCCCCAAACGCTGTCATCCCTCGAACCGCGCCTACCCCAGATATGTTCCCGGTGTATGCCTGAACTACTTTTACCCCAAATAGTTTGAAGTTTCCATGTTTGTCAAACTTTGGATCGATGTTATACATGTTGTAAAGCTCTTGTAAAACATTTTTCTGAATAGTTGCGCTAGAAACACCAGCAAGTATATACATTGGTTCTTTGATATTCTCTCGATCAGCAATCTTACGAACCCTACGCAACTCAAACAAGAAAAGGTCGTTGTTAATTTTGGTTTTTCCCGATCTTTTTGCTCCATGTAAAAGAGCGATAAACCACTCTTGATTTACGGTCTGATTTAAAACTTCAATCTGTTTTTTAGAATAGACATCAGTCAGAGCCATCTAACTCACCACTAATCTTATTCATTAATTCGTCAAGTTTATCTTCTGTAGTCTCGTTCACATCAGAAGATTGTTGCGCTTTGCTGATTTGTGCTTCACGAAGTTTGTCTCCACCAAGGTACTTCATTAATTCACTCATGGCCTTCTGCTTGTCGTATAATTTAACTGAGACGCCATCTTTACCTTTTTTGACTTCCTGAATAAGCGTTCCGTCAACCTCATCTGAGTTTTTTAGGGCTACAAACGTTGTTAAGTAAGTTATTGGTTCACCTGTTTCTGGGTCTAACACAGGTACAGGTTTCATATTCTCATCAAGCTCAGTTTCTACTCTTGTCTGATTGCCGAACTCAGTAAAGTCGGTAATGTCTGAAAAGGCCTGCTTAACATATTCTTTTACTAAGTCTTTCGCTGTAACAAAGGTGTCATGTTGCAGTTCCCCTTTGAGCTTATGCAACTCTTCTTTAACACTAGCATTTACTAGCAGCCTGCTTCCGTTTGCATTAGCTGTCTTGTAATCAACGTCGTAAGCTTGCTGATACGCTTTTGTCGCATTGAAGTGTTGCAAATAAAAAAGACAGAACATTTTCTGTTGCTCTGTCAGATCGTCATTATCTATGACTGGTTGCAACTTTTTTTGTGTGCGCCCTTTTTCTTTTTTGTGTGCACCCTTTTTAGGTGGCGGATCACTAGCTTGTTTCTGCTTATTCCACTTCCTAGACTTCCAAGCTTTGACAGTGTTAATGGATACATCGTACTTCTCAGCGATATCTTTATACTTCATACCTTCTTGTCTGTCCTTATAGGCTAACTCCCATTTTTCCACACTAGCTCCACCACCTTTCTATATGTATTTACTGATATTCTCCTGCACATGCTCCTCTTTCCAATAACCAAACCCACAATAGACCATCTTGCACTGATCAATCTCAACCGGCGTTGCTTCCCTGGTCATTTCTACGATCGAGTACTTCGCCTTCATCTGAACAGACATCACCACCCGTTTATGTTGACCTCTCATTGGTAAAGGATATTTATTGTTTAGTGACACATACCAATAGTTTCTCATTTTTATATTCCTTTTCCGCATTGTCCTGTAAGCGTTACAATGATATAATTTCTATGTATCATCCTTTTTAAAAATTTGTTTTTTCACTTGACCGCTGCGGAAACAGCGGTCTATTTTGTTGCCATAAAGGTTCTAAAGTCGTAAACTTTAGTTGTAACAAATTTTTATCCTGCG